GTCATCGCCGTGAATCTTTGTGTTCGCTGCAGGCATGATGTTGAGGATTGCGGTTGCGAGTCCGAGCCAGAGGGCAACCTCGTTGGCGCTGAGCAGACCGTATCCGGTGGCGAGGGTGCCGACGGCGATAAGGATGCGGTAGGTGTATGCGCGTTGTGTTTCGTTCATTGTTAGAACTCCTGTACGTAGTAGTCGATCATGTAACGTTCGGGACTGACGTTGCCATCAATACCGACGATTCTGTATGTGGTCGTCGCACCCTTGTAACGGATGCTGACCTTTTTGCCAACCGTCAAAGACGATACGGCCGTCAAGTCCTCTTGTGCGTTCCACCTGATTCGTGTGGTACGCATTGAGGTTGTTGCGTAACGGTCAAGAATGCTTGCGGCGGTGTCGTCAACAATGTTTTGCACTTTGTAACTGGGTGATGCACCAACACCACCCATCCAGATGTAACCGTATTGGGAATCCCACGGGGTGTCACCGTCAAAGTATGGGTCGGTGAATCGGCTGAACATGAGCGCATCAGCCCACAGAACGTCACCAGCGTTGTGGTTGCCACCACCCGAACGAGTGTAAACAATGTTGATTTTTGCCCGGACGGCTGTTGATGGGGATATGTAACCACTTGTTGATGTGCGATACCACGTGTTTGCTGTGGTCAGCGACGTGTTGATACCTGTGGACGTTGAGATAAGGTTCTCGTCCTCGTTGTACCATTCCACATCGATTCGCGCCCGAACATCCGTCCTAGACACCGTTCCACGCGCACAGTAAGCCATGACAGCGTACGCCCTTGATGGGGCAACAGGGATGCCGTCAGCCTCGCCACCAGAGTACGGAACCGTTGATGATGCGTTGGCAGTAATACGCCGCGATCGTATCGCCCATTCACCGTCATAAGCAGCAAACGGGTTAGGGTCCTCGGATGGTTTGCGGCGGCGAACACGCACGTTTGCGCCGCTGACGTACCCATCGTCAGAATATTCGACCGAAGGATTCACAATGAGGTTGAAACTGCCGACACCGTATCTCAGGTTTGTTGCGTTAGTTTGCACCTCAGCGCTGCGATTACCGTACGTTGTGATTGATGATGCGTCGGTCTTTGTTTGCGTCGAATCAACCGCAACCCCAATAACTTCTTGATCGTTGATAATCATGTAATTGGTTTCGTTGAATCCACCAATACGTGTTATCTCTAAATCGTCGGTGTTGAACCGGACACGGTTGTTGACCGTAATGTTGTTAGCCACATTGTGTGTCGAGTTCTCAAAATCAATCTCTGTGTAGTGCAGTTGTCCGGCGGTTCCCACCTCGTCGGTGAACGTCTTGCCGGATGATGCAAGTGCCAGGGCGGTCTCAATCTTGACCAAACCTGTGCGGCCCGTTGTTTTATTCGTCGGTATGACGTGGGCACCCCACCACAACGCGTCCGTGGTGTTGGCAATCAAATCAAGGTGATCTGCATAGGTTGATACGAGGTCGGTGTCGCCCATGCTGTTGGAGTCCAGAGTTTGCAACGCCTCAATAATCTTTGTTGCACCTGTGTTGTCGACCATGTAATTGAGAGCTGCGACTCGGTAACTCCACAGGTACGATGAGTCGGTTTCGACTGCGAACGTGGTGGGGTTGTTTCCGCCAGCGCCAACCGCTTGGAATTGTCCAAGGTAGCCAACCCAGTCCAAACAGTTGATGCTGGTCAACACAATCGGTGTGGTGTAGGACACAGAATCGTCAAATACGACTCGTTGTGAAACATCCTGCACGTAACCTGTGAACGCATATTCGGTTGTGCCTGTTCGACGCAACCGAACCAAGTCGCCCACCAAAGGTGCTGTGGTCAGATTCTTGAACGTGGCATTGAGTGTGCCAACATCGACTGTGGATTGTCCGGGCCAGCCAACACGACCACCCTCGGCATAATTGATACCCGAAACAATATCCGCCGTACGATCCACCCAAGTTAACGGGGTCGACCATGCGGCGGTCTCCAACGTCATCTGACCATAGATGGGTTGCTCGATGATGGGTAGTGCCATTATCGGACTCCGTTTGCCCGGTTGTAATCTGACAGCACTCGTGCCACTTCACGACCGGCACTCACCGAGTCGACTGGGGCGTTGAAGTTCACCACAATGCCTTTTGAGGACATTCGTGACGTGCCGCCGAACGGTTCTGATCCACGCCCTGAACCGTCACCCTGCGCACGGTTTCCTCGACCGAGGAGGAAGTTTTGTGCGGTGCGCAATTGATTCACCCAGCCCATGTTGAACCGCGTAATGTCGTCGAGGAAGTTTTTGACATCGCCCAAGAACTTTGCCATGTCACGAACACCCACCGCGCCAGCAATAAACGCGTCAGCAATCGCCTGAACATCCTTACGGCCCTGTGGGGTAGCCAACCATTGCGAAACCTGCTTGTTGACGTCCTCAAGGGCTGGCAACATAGCCTCACCAATAGCGTCGCCAATCTGGTTGAACTGTGCCGTCAACTTCTCAAACGGTGTCGCCGATGCCTCAGCCAAACCAAGCACACGACCCTCAATAGACTTCAGAACGACGTCTTGCGCCTCAAGCAGTTTGCCCGATTCCTGCAGCTGCGTAATCTTGCGCTTTTCCGCATCGGTAAAGGTAATTCCGGCACGAGTAAGTGCATTGAGGTTTTTGGTCGGGTTCTCAAGGATTCGCCCCAACAGTCGGGCATTGGTTTCGAGTTGCCCGAATCCACCGGCTGCGAGGTCGACGGCGGCCTGTGTTGCCCGGTCAAACGCGCCACCAGTTTCATCCGCTGTTGCGCGCAGACTTTTGAACACCAACAATTTGCGCTGGACGGCCTTGATTTGCTCGTCATCAATACCAGTTGCCTTGTTGACCTGATCGGCGTAAGCGGCCATGCGCTTTGTCGTGCGCGCTGTTTCGGCGCTGATACCGTTCATGGTTTCCAGCATGAAGTTGAGTTGGATGTCGGCTTTACGCGACTCTGCACCCATGTTCAGAATCGTCGGCACATAGCGCAGAACCGCCAACGTAAGACCCACCATCGCCCCACGAGCAACATTGAACGCCTTAGTGCTGAACCTGCCAAACGCGGTCGTATCGCCAGCCGCTTTACGAAGGCCCGACGAATACTTCGTCGCATTCATTGCCAACGTGACAATCATGTTCGACGCTGCCATCACTTGCCTCCGTTCATCATCCTGACAATCGCGTTCACTTCACGCATTGTCAAACCCTGTACCTCTGTGACCGAGAGACCTGCACCGATAACCAAAGTTGCCAGCACATCCGCCCGGTCATCCCTTATTTTTTTAGTGCGTCCGGTTCGTCCGAACCGAACAAGTCGGTCAGGTCGGTCGGTGTCAAAGCCTCTGCCTGCTTGATGGTAAACGACGGATCTACACGACGCTTGATTACCCATGCCAACGCAATGCGCAGACGGTAAACGCCGGGCTTGTCGTCGCCAATCTCTGCGAACGACATTTTGGCGTAGTCCTCGATTTCGGCGATTTCGCCTAGGGTGATGTTCTCAAAATCCATTTGTCTGAAAGCCTTTCTGCTTTATGTAGGTGTTGAGTTGGAAGTTCAAGAGTCTGACCATTGCTGGTTTCATCTTGTTTCGTGCTTTGACAATGTAGGGGTTTTTAGTGCCTCGAACGGTGGTGCGCCATGTTCGTGTTCCGTTTGCTGATTGTGTTCCTGCGACTCGGTAGGTTCCCAGAGATACGGCCCTACCGTACTGCACACCAGTTGTTACTGTCTCGTTGGTGCCAGCCACGTTTCGCACCCGACCAGAACCTGCAACGATAAGACCGCCGAATACCATTCGGGAATCTAAACCACCAGTCACCTTGTTCTTGATAAACGCTTTTTTGGATGCGTAACCTCGAACGGATGCTGCCAACTTGCCAGAGATGACTGGGGCTGTTCGTGTGGCTTCTTTCGCGGCGATGATTGCCGACTGCTTGACCCATTTTTCAAACAGGTTGCGATCGCCACCCATCTCTAAAAACTTCTGCCGGGTTCGGTTCAAACCCTCGATGTAAGTACGCCCAAGGTCGTCCTGTCGAAGCCAAATGCCTT